TGTCGTGTTTTTTTCCTCTGTTTAATAATGCATATGTTGTAGTATCTGCTCCGCTTGTTGTGTCTATAGTTTTTGGTGCTTGTAAGTTTTCATCTCGGAACCAGTCGTTCCAGACGAGCGTATATGCTCGGTGCCATAATGCACTGAATTCTAATCCTGCTATTTTTGTTGGTATTCCAAAATAATCAGCTAATGATTGTTCGGCTTCGCCTGAGCCTCCGGCTGTTATAGTTGGTGGTATTGGAGCTGCGACTGTAAAGTCGGGTGTTCCATCTAGTCTTGATGAACCAGCTGCTTTATAAGTTTTTGTTTCTCCCATAAATTCTTCGAAATCATCCCAGACTAATCTGACTGGTACTGCGAAGAAATGGGAATCCATGAATGCGTTGTCCATGGTTGGATGTATTGGTGTTGCTAATCTGCTAAATGCAGTTAGGTTGCAAGAGAATGTATCTCCTGGAAGTGCTTCGTCGACGTAGATTGGTACTAGTTCGCCGGCGTTAAATGTGGTTTTTAGCCCATGACTCCTATCAAATGTTGAACGTTGAATATCGGCATGTGGTACTTCCGCGAATTGATGTTGTTGTGCGGATCCGATTCTTGTGTTGTATTTGTGGGGATTTTTCATGGGCATTTTAGTTTCCTATTTTTTGTTTTTTTTGAATTGTATCACATGTTCGTGTGCTTTTGCAATACATGTGGGTTCTTCCGGTGTTAATTGTCCGGTTGTTGTTTCAAATGTGCCGATTCGCCATAGCGAATAATCCTCTGGATTTTTGGCAATTTGTGTTTCCTCATTCGCCATATCTGCGAATTGTCTTAACGCTATTGCGTCGTTTTCCAAGCTGTAATCTTGGTGGTATGCTTCGAGTGCTGAATCGAAGATTGTGTATTTATTTAATATCATAGTTTTCCTCTTTTATATATGCTCATTCGAGCTTTGTGAGTTTTCTCTGCTTGACGCAGAGCTTGTGGTGTCCGTAAATGTGCAGTTATCTGCATTTGTTTAATACGGTTTTCTTTTATTTTTTCCATAGTTGATCTATGGTCTATTTCGTAAAGTCGGTCATAATATTTTGGTGGTCTCATCTCCTTTCCGTTTATATGGATGTTGTCGGACGGATATACATCGTCCTTGTGTTTGGCGAACCAGCTCCCAGCTATGCCTGGGCGCCGGCTCATGGTTGCGTACTCTTGTTGTCGTTGACCAAAGTATTCTCCAGTTTCGTGGTCTACGATTGCATAGTGAGTTTCTTTTTGTTTTCCATTAATTTTCTTTTGAACGTAACCCGCGACGTATGCCGCGGATTGGAATGTTACGTCTCCTATTGAGGAATGTCCTTTTCCCCATAGTTTGCTTAATGTTTCTGATTGTGTTAGGCCTTTATGGCCTTGTATGATTTCGCGGTCGCGAAAGTTTGTGTTGAATAATATTGCATGATAATGCGGTCGGCCGAATTTTTCGCCGTATTCTCCGCATTGGTAGTATCTTATTGGATTATTTGTGTTTGCGTTTTTTTTCTTTCGAAGACGTTTCATAAAGTCTTGGAAGTCTTTTTTTATTAATGTGTTGTGTTGTGGAAGGTTGTCATTATCGTATGTTAACGTAATGAATATGTTGTTAAGCCAGAGACTGGCTTCGTGCATGTTTCTCATCGCCCATTGGCGTGAGTATTCTTGTCTACAGCCTGTGCATTGTCCACAGGGTACTGTAACGTTTGTTCCGTTTGATTCGGATTTTTTCCATGTTATTCCACCGCCTATCTTATTGTAGGCGTGGAGTGGGTGAAAGCAAGGCATAGTTGTTTCTCCATTTTGTTATAGTCTGATTCCGCCTCTCATAGGTCGGCTTCCTCTCATTGAATTTTTTCTATTTGTTCTCGCTGCTGTGCGTGAAAATAGTTTCTTTGATTTTCTATAGTTCATTTTTCTAGGTCTTCTCATTGTTTCTCTCTCCGTAGTTCGTGAGGTTGTTTTTACGACTAACCCCTTAAAAGGTGTCAGTCGTTACAGTTGTATCAAGTAGCAACTGTTTCTGCCGCGTCGGATTCATCCGACTTGCCTGCTGGGAGGGACGTTGTTTCCTCCCCAGCTTGTGCTTGTAGAGCTTGAGCTAAACGCTCGTTTTTAACAGCTAAACCCATGTCTACCAGTTCTGGTAGGTTGTCTGGATTTTCTGCAAAATGTAAGAATGTGTGCATTTCGTTATTGAAGCGATCCTTCACTTGTTCCGGTAGTTCTTCAAATAACGTTTTTGCTGTCGCTAGTTGATTTTGCATTGTTGTAAAGTCGACGTCTGATACGTCTGCATATTGTGGGTTTGCGTTTGTTTGTGGCATAATTCCTGTTTCCATGAATTGTGCCAAGATCTTGTTAATATCACACGTGTCTGTGTGATGTTGTTCTGTTAAGCCATCAGTGAATGATTGGCTGTAGTCTTCGTTGCCTAAATTATAGGCTGAACGAAATGTTTGTTTTTTTATGCCTGTGGCTTTTCTTTTAGTTGTCATAGTTATCTTATTTCACCTGTTTTTGGATTAAATGATGCTGGCTTAAAGCCAACGGCTCCAGAAGGAGTTCGTGGTGTTCTAATACGTTTTATGATTGCGCCTGCTCCAACAGCAGAAGCTGCACCCGTTATTAAAGGTGAAACTTGGTCTGCATAAAGTTTAGCCATGCGAGCAGATTTAAATGCTGGTTGCTCATAAATTTCTCTATCTATTGCAGCTAAAGCAAGTTCTCCTTGCAACTTAGAACTTTGTCTAAGTGTTAAAGAAGCTTGAGCTGAATTTGATGCTATTTGAGCATCCATCAATTCTGCTTGCATGCGTTGATTATATAATTGTTGTTTTTTTGAACCCGCATCAAGTGCTGATGTAGTCGGGTTAATTACTGGAGCCATTGCTCCAGCCGGAGCGGATG